CCCATACCTCTTGAAGATACTCCTAATTGAGCGCCTTCATCAATAAGACCTTTTACAATCTTACCGTATGGAGTGTCCATGATTTTTGCTTCACCGATAAAATTTTTGCCTTCGGATTTTAAAGAAGTTATCATATGTGATACTCTCTCTAAATTAACAACTGGACCATCTGGATGACCTAGTTCTCCGAACGCTCTTTTTTTATCAATAAATTCTTCGGTATATCTGTTTACTTCTTTTGTCAAGATATCATTTTCATAAATTCGTCCATTTCTATTTTTGATATCTGATTGTAAGAATACACCTTTAATCTTGTAATTCTTTTTACCATTGGTTTCTTCTACCAGGTATTCTGCGTTTTGAATTTCTTCCGATATTAGTTTCATGGTTTGTTCTCTTCTCTCTATTATTTATAACGGATTTTATCTAAACTCTACTAAAATCGTGTAATTGTCACCACTAGCAAAGTTTTTAGTGGATAATAAGACATCTCCAGTAGGCGTGGTCGCATTATTTGTTATCTCATTACCACTTGTTCTTAAATCCCAATGACCTTGGCCTGATAAAAGTACAGCCGTTGCGTTAGTAGCTCCGTCCCAATGAAGCTCTACTGCTGACTTACTATTAGCAGTGTTAATAGAATACCATATTTTTGATATGTTTCTATTGCCATCTTCGGTCATAAATGTTGTTGCTGAAGCGTCAACCTTATTAACCAAATCTTCGCCTGTACCGTCAGATAAGTTTGTCATTTTAACTACAAATTTTTGACCTGAAGTATCCGTTAAAGTTTGTGTTGTTACTATATCTGCCATTTATTACTCCAATATTAACTTCTTAATATGTCTATTTCCTAGACTATCTTCTTCAATTTCTGCTTTAGACTTTAGGCATTGATACTGAACACTACCACCACCTTTTAATTGCCTTTCAGCTATCCTTTTTCCTTTTAAACACATAGACATTGATTCTTGTATTCTATGCTCCTTAATCTCTTGATTTACAATCATTAGCAAAGCTACAACTGTTTCTACTATCATAATCGTTAATGTGCATTACCATTTTTATACACAATCTCCCTATTAGAATCTTTTAATTTTTCAATATCTTCTAACATCTTCTCAACTTGTTTCTGTAGAAACTCAATATTCACTTTGTTTGTCATATTCTGCTCAAGGTTTTTTTCTATTTTCTCCACCGACTTATATAAATCCTCTATCAACATAAATTGCTCGGCGTCGGCCGGCAAGGAACCCATTTCACCTCTTGGCCATTTAATTCTAAATTCTACATTTTTTTCTAAATCAGCTTGCATTAATGTAATTTGTGTGCTATGCTGATTTAATTTTTCAGTTATACCAAAATAAGACCATACTCCGATACCGACTGCTCCTATTATGGCGAGCATGTTTCGGACCGGCATACTAATTGCTGTATTGTCGCTCACATCTATTCTATCTTTCATAAACTCCTATACCGTTGTAAAACCACTTTCTTTATGACACTCAATAATTAAACTAAAATTTTTTAAATTAGTTCCTGTTTTTACCTTTATATTACCTGCGCCTGACTCTGGTTTAATTTTAGCCTCACTAGGTTTTAATCCATAATTATCTCTACCTGTAAGAGTTAAGAATGGGTCACCGTCATCAAATTGTAGAGTAACTTGTCCTGTTTGTTCTACATTATTCACTTTCTCATTAACAACTTCGTGATATACATTAGCAACTGATATTTTTGATTCGTTAGTTGCACCACTTAATTTTTCAACATCTATAATAGTTTCGTCTTCACTCTTTTTACCAGTAATAACCTTAATAACTTTAAAGTTATCATCAACTAATCCTGTATTAGTTAATGCCATTACTGTGCGTCATAGTAAGTCTTTGATAACTCACCACGCTCAACTGTTGTTCCTTTTTTTCTACATCTAACATATACTTTGGTAACTGCTGATGTACCTGGTCTAGTATGTGTTCTTATACCACCAGAAAAAGTTGAGTTTGCACCTGCTCCTGAATCAGAATATGTATTGGCCGCTGTAGCAGTATTTTCATATTGCCACACACTACTTGAACCTGGAACATCTACCCACGCCATGTTATTCTCCTGTTTCTTTGTCTATATAATCATAGACAATATCTGTTTTAACATTGTGTTTAAGAGCAACTTTATCTATTGTTGATTCAACCTCTTTTACAACATCATTAGTTTCATAATCAACTTGATTAAAAAAATCATTTACCACATCTTTGTGTTGTGGTGATAATGCATTAAAAGTAGTAGTATCAACTACATTTGATTTAAGTAGTTGGCTGACTCTCATCATTACTTGGCGCCTCTGCCTCTGGTGTTGCTGGTGCTTCTGCTTCAGTAGCAGCTGGCACTTCTTGTCCTTGCGTATCAATCATAGTCGCTGTTTCAGGACTAGGGTCTGTTACATGAGGTTTAGGGTCGCTATGTGCTTCAGGTTCTATTCCATTAAATATTTTTCCTGCAACAACTTCCCTATGAGCGTCTAGTGAGCTTGCCACTTTATCTCTTAATGCGTCTTTAAATACATCTCCAGCTTTTACATTATCGCCTGCTTGTAAGGCGTCAACGAATTGTGCTGTTTTACTTTGTTCTTCCGACATAATTTCTCCTTATTTTACTTCTCTAGTAAATTCACCGGCGTCTGGCATTGAAATAATACCATCGTCAATTTCTTTCTTAATTTGTTTATTAATGTCTGCAATATCTCTATCAGTTTGTCGTAATACATTTTTTCTAACAAACTCTACAGAAAAATATTTACCAACATAATCTCTCATTGAGTCTGCAACTCTCAATCTTTCCATCAACAATTCAGACTCTTTTAATTCTGCAAAGTGTCCGTCTTGTAAAAAATCATACTGTAGATTATCTCTTACTGTAAACCAATCAGCTTCTGCTATAACAGCTTTTAAAACTAATTGTGTTCTCAATATATCATTAAACAATTCAGTAAATTTTTTTCTTAACCTTTGAACAAATTTAGTAAATTTAAGTTCATCTCTAGTAATTTCAGTTGAACGACCAAGATTAAAACCTTGATTCGCTTCTAATCTACTAGCAGGAACATTTAAACTTCTATAAAGTTTTGCTCTAAAGTATTCAATGTCTGTAATTTCTCCAAGATTTTGACCACCAGGCAATGTAGAAATATCTGTACCTCTACCACCTTCTCTACTTGGTAACCAAAAGTCTTCAAGCATTGACATGTAGTTTCTATCATCTCTGATTTCACCTGTACTTGCGTCATAGACAAGTTTGTTTCTGTATCTTGCCATAACATCTCGTAAGTATTGTTCTGCTTTTACTTTCGGTAAATTACCTACATCAATTTTAAATATTCTTCTTTCAGGCGCTCTTGCTATTCTGTAAATAACAGCAGCGTCTTCAATCATTCTTAATTGATTTGTTGGTTTAATAGCCTTATGTAAATAAGACAAGACCATATTTTTATTCTGGTCTACTAAACCACTTGGTACAAATGCGATTGTATCTGGAGCAATCTTAATGCCACCAGATGTTGTACCTGCTACACCTTTTTCATTAAATAAAAAGTATTCTTCTATGTGGTCAACAACTGTTAAACCATGAGGCGTAGGTCCGTCAGGTCTTTGTTTTCTAACTTCTCTTACCTTTTTAATTTTTCTAGGGTCAATGTATCTTAATTCTGTAATACCTTTTACAGGAGATTCTCTATCAATTACTTTATGATAATAGATTCTTCCGTCAACATACCATCTTCTAAAGATATCATGCCCTCTGGTATTAAAATTCATTAATCTTAATACTTCTTGGAATTCGTCTTCTATTTTTCTTTTGATTTCGTTACCAAACGGAAGCGTATCTAAACGCAACTTTACAGCGTCTTTAAGTTCGTTTGCTACAACAGCTTCATTGATAATATCTTCAATAGCCATATCGCACTCCGGATGGAGAGCAATTTCTCTGTATCTACGAATTAAATCCTGCTCTGTTTTAGCAGTACCTTCCATGTCAAGGTACTGACCAAAGTAACCACCGGCGGCGATGGTTTGTGTTCCATCTTCCGCCTGTGGTTGTGTAAAGCTTTGTTTCGGGTCTGCTTGTTTTTTAGTCCGTGTGATAGAAAACCCAAATAAATCAGCCATAATATTTTTCCTTTAATTACTACAGTAATATTTATATACTATGTAGTAGTGTTACTTTCAAAGTATTGATATGAGAAAGTTACAGCAAATTCTTCAATTGCTGTTGCTTCGTCATATGTCAATTCAATCGGAGCGATTGTATTAGGAAATGCACCTCTTAAAGTGTAAGACTTAATCGTTGCTCCATTTCTATCCAATTGGTCAACAAATGCGTCAACTTGATAATCTGCTGGATTAGTCAAGCCTTCGTTATCTGTCATATTGTTTATACCGTTCATCCAT